AGCCTCGCTCAGCCCCGCCTGGTGGGCTACGTCGCCGCGGGTGCCGCCCTTGAGGAGAGCGTTGACGACCAGGTTCTGCTTGGCCTCGTCGACCTGCCCCTCGGTCACGCTCCTGCGGGCCACCACACCCTGGGTGGGGGGCGGTGCGTCGACGACGCGCTTAATGGCGGCCCGCGCGTTCGATGGCGTCTTCGCGGGCCTGGACTGCGACCCGGTCCGCCGTGGCTTCGAGCTCGGTGAGGAATCCACTAAGCCTTTCATCGTCCACCTTCCCCTTCCAGTGAACCCCGGCGATGAGGCCGAGGATGAATCCTGTGAGCAACGCCAGGAGCGCGACAGCGGCGAGCATCAGGAGGAGCCCTTCGTGACGGCGCGGCGAATGTACGCGAGTTGCTCCTCGGTGAGATACGCGCCCGGATCGAAACTTCCCGCGCTGACCTTGTCGGCCGTGATGGTGCCGATATGAAGCCGGAGGTCGTCCGGAAGCAGCGTGTCGACCCGAACCTCGTTGATGTCCCATCCCATGGTCCGAGTATAGGGCAACCCCCGGCACCGTCCGCTGGCGCCGGGGGTCCGAAGGATGCCGTCCTTGCGGGAAGATGCTCTCACCCCGCCGGTCGGCTGTCAAGCCGTCACATCGTGAACCCGAACCGGTTGGCCCAGGCCTGCACCCCCTCGTCGGTGTCGAGCGAGGGCTCGTCGTCCTCCTGCGGCGGGGCGGTGGCGTCGGACGGAATGATCAGGATCTCGTCGTCCTGCGGGGAGGGCGCGCTGGGCGCGACCTCCTCTTCCGGCTCCTCCTCCTCCGGGGCGGGGGCGTCGATGGCGATGCGCTCGCCGTCGGGGGTGATCGCCCCCTCACGTCGGGCCTGCGCCTCGTCAGGGTGCTCGTCGATGCCGAAGACGACATCGCGCAGGATGGCGGTGGCGTCGAAGTCCTCGAAGTACTCGGTCATGGCCAGGAGGTCCTCGATGTCGGGCTTGCCCGGGCCGAGGTGGCGGGGCAGCTTGAACACAGACTCATACCCCAGGGCTCTCCCCGCTTCCTTGACCTCGATGCCGTGGTCGAGGATGAATCTGCGCAGTCGGCTCTTGACCCGCCGGATCTGGTCCTTGCGCCGCTGCGCGTTCTCGGAGGGCTCCGTGTTGGCGAGCTCGGCCTTGCGGGCCCTGGCCTTGGCGAGGAGTTCTCTCTTCTGGTCGTTGACGGTGCTCATGTCTCATCTTCCTCTCTTCCCGGCCGGGTCGGCCGGACGCAACCCAGCATACAACAGTTCTCTATTCTCTGCAAACGAGGGCCCCCGGTGCCGACCGTCTACGGCACCGGGGGCGTGCGGGGGAAGAGAGATGAGAAGCCCGCCCCAGAAGGGTACTACACCTTCGCCCCGGCCACGAGGTCGGCGCGCGACGTGATGCACCCCGCCGCCCCCTTGCGGGCGCCCTCAGCGGCCTGGGCCACCGAGGCGGGGATGTGGGCGATCACCGGCTTGCCCGTTGCGACGAGCGGCGACCACACGTCATCCGACGCATCCCACTCCATCGACAGGAAGTCCAGGTTCGTGCCCTGAACGAAGTCCGCGTACCAGGTCTGCCCCCGGTTGCGGGCGTAGGCGTACCCCCACGTCGCCCACCCGGCCTGCTTGATCTTGGCGAACAGCCACCCGGAGTCGGCGAACGCCTTGACGACGACCCGGTCCTTGTAGTCCCTCAGCAGGGCCAGATACTCGTCCGACCGGGCCATCTCCGTCTTGGGGTCGAAGATGGTCACGTGCGTTGCGCCGTAGGCCGCCAGGTAGTCCCTCAGCGTCACCGGCGTGGCCTCCGGGCGCCCGGCGAAGGCAGAGAGGACCTGGGCCCAGGTCATGTCCCGGATGGGCGTAGAAGGGCCTCCCAGGCGCTCCAGCGTGGAGTCGTGCGAGGCCAGCCACACCCCGTCGGAGGTCCTGTGGCAGGAGATCTCCAGGGCGTCGACACCGCACTCCACCGCCCGGGTGTACGCAGCCATCGTGTGCTCCACGACATCCCCGGCTTCGCTCATGCCCCGGTGCCCGACGACGATCCCCTTGCGCCCCGCTCCCGCCTCCTTCAGCGCCGAGGCGGACCGGGCCCCGTAGGGCATGATCGACACCCCCGCCCGAGTCTGCTCACCCCCGAACCACAGGGGCACCGTCGCCCCGTCGAGGTTGTCGCCGCCACCCCCGCCCGCGGCCCTGGCCACCAGGCCCACCTGCGCCCAGGCGGCCGGGGGGTTGGCGCCGATGTCGTCGGGCGCCTTCCCCACCTCCCCGAGCACCGCGCGCACAGCCGACCAGGACTCGACAGCCGACACGTCCGCCAGCCCGTCCGCCACCACGGCCCCGCCGTCCAGGGTCCAGGCCGCCATCTTGCCCTCCTTGGTGCCGTGGGCCGCCGAGGCGAGCAGCCGGGCCGTCGCTCCCGCCGGGGCCGCACCCAGGGCCGCGGACCATGGCCCCGCCGCAGCCCTGTCGGCGTCGACACCCCCGATGACGGCGAGCACGGCCCTCTGCCTGGCGGTCCACGCCTTCGTCTTCACCCACCACTCCACGCCGCGGGTGTCGGTGGCGGACGTCACCTTCCTCACGGCGACGTACCCGGAGCGGTTGGTGCCGGGGATCGCGTTCTGCCAGGTCCCCGTCCACCCCTCGGGGATGGGCGAGGGGGTGGGGTCGGCGGCGAGCTGCCCGGCCATGATGAGCACGGCCAGGTCCCCGGGCTCGGCGGATACGGTGAGGGGGTCGCCGACACCCGCCTGGGCGCGTCCCACGGCCGCGGCGCGCACGGTGATCCCTCCGCCCAGGGCGGCCTTCTCCCGCAGCACCAGGGTGCCGGACCTGGTTGCCGCGGGGGCGTGCTCGCCGGTGCGCAGGGTGATGGCGCCGTGGACGGCCGGAACCCCCTCCAGGGTTTCGAGGCGCCCCTTGAGGACCTCGACATCCCCCTTGGGGGCGAACGCCCGCTCGGCACCGGCCCTGCTGTAGATCTCCACCGTGGTCATGGCGCCCCCTCGTCGTTGCCGTCACGTGCTTGTCGTATTCTACGGCCCCACGACAGACCCCCGGCTCCCTTGTTGAGGAGCCGGGGGCGGGTGCGGGTGATCGAGCGGGTTCAGCCCTGTGTGATGGCGACGTCGGTCGCCTTGGGGTCGCCCAGCGCGGTGAGCACGGAGAGCAGGGCGGCCAGGGCGGCCGTGGACCCCACGGCCGCCCAGTTCACGTCGCTCATGAGCGCCGCGGTGCCGATGGCCGCCGCGGCCGCCTGGGCGAACGTCTTGGTCGCCCTCTCGGCGACGCCCATCCAGAATGTCTTCCTACTGTAGGCGCCCACGGCGCCTCCTTCCTGCCGGTGTCTTGCCCGCCCCCGCCTGGGCGACGGGGGCTTCACCACAGTCTACCCGTCGAAGAGGTGGACGCATTCAGCGCCCGCTGGAGGGCGGCGACGGTACTGGGTCCGGCGTCGCCGTCGATCCAATCGCCCCAGCCCCACCCGCTGGGCACGTACTCCCGGTGCCAGCACCACACCAGGTACTGGAAGACGCGCCAGGTGTTCTCACCGGCGTCGCCGTCGACGACCAGGGGCCCCGAGCCGTTGATCGCCGTCTGGTCGTGGACGCCCACCACCGTGTTCAGGTAGCGCTGGAACGCCTCGACAGCCGGGCTGCCATCCTCATCGAGGGCACCGTCGATGGTGGTGCCCATGACCTGCTGGAAGCGGGCGATGGTGCGCGCCCCCATCACACCGTCCTCGGCGAGGGTCTCGGACCCGTCGGCGTTGCGAAGCACCTGGGCGGCGCCCCTGGAGTGTTTGATGGCCGGGGAGGAGGCGGGGGCGGCCCCTGTGTAGTAGGCCTTGAAGTCGGCCTCGGAGCCCCTGAACAGGTCCAGGTCCAGGTCGCCCCCGTAGCCGGGCACCCGCCCCGTGCCCGTGTACTGGTGCATGTCGGCGGTCCACGACCCGTCGGACCAGGGGCTGTAGTCCCAACCGGTGGGGTCGGAGTCGGCGTACTGGGCGGCCCAGGTGCCGCAGCCGTGCTGGGCGGCCACCCCCCACGGGTAGGCGCCCGAGGAGGCGTAGAGCATGATCCGCTTGCCGGTGAGGGTCTTGACCCGCGACACCAGCGCGGCCAGGTAGCCCTCGTCGCCCCAGGCGTCGTTCTCTCCCGCCTCCCAGTCCAGGCACCACATGACGTACCCGTTCCAGTCGCCGTCGGGGGCGTTGCGAACAAGGTTGACGAAGTGCTGGGCCTCGGCCTCGACACCCGAGCCGTCCACGTAGTGGTAGACGCCCACGGGCCGCCCGGAGTCGTAGGCGGCGCGCACCTGGGCGTGCCACAGCGGGTTGGTGAACCAGTCGCCCTGGCTGACCATGACGATGACGAAGTCGGGGTTGACGGCGTCGATGGCGCCCTTCGAGGAGAGGCCGGGCTGGTGGTTGGAGATGTCGACGCCGAGCAGCGGCCCCGCCTTCCCGGTGGGCGGGGGCGGCGTTGAGGGGGCGGGGGCCGCTTGGGGGGCCGGGGCCGCGGCGGACGGGTGCTGGGCGGCGAAGCGGGCCGGGTTGAAACGGTGGCAGGAGGTCCACGCCCCGCTCGTGGTGTCGGGGTGGGTGTCGTAGGGGGCGATGCGCGTCTCGGAGCCGGTCTGGTCGCCCCGCCTCCCGGCGAGGGATCCGTCCTCGGCGATCCACGCCTCGGCGAGCGTGGGCTCGTCGCCCACGACCATGGCCACGTGCCCGACACCCCCTTCGGCGGTGGAGGACAGGACGACATCGCCGATGCGGAAGCCCCCGTCGGGGGTGAGGGCGGAGTCGTCCCAGTGGACCTCCTCGAACCCGCGGGCCTCAAGGCCGCCGCGCAGGTTCCCCGTCCAGAAGGCGTCCAGGTCGAACAGGACCGGGTGGCCCCAAACAAGAAGGGGGTAGGCGTTGTGAAGCCCGTAGTTGACGGCGCCCATCACCAGGGTGCCGCAGTCGGCGTTGGTGTCGCGCTTGAGAGTGCCGCCGTCGTAGGTGTCCTGGTAGACGCTGAGCCTGTCGGGCTGGCTGTACCCCACGGAGTAGGGGCCGCCCCAGGGCTTGTTCGGGCCGCTCAGGGCCCAGTAGCGCGCCTGCGCGGCTGCGATGGCGGCAACGGAGGGAGGGGAGGGTGGAGATGTCGACACGGTGTTGGTCCTTTCTTATGTCAGGGCTGCTCGGGTTGGGTCTTAGCGGCGATCTCCGCGGCGGCCGCGGGCCCGTCGGCCAACCAGCCCTCGATGACCAGGGCGGCGTTCTTAGCAGCCGTGCGTGCGGCGCTGACGTCCTCGGCCGTGACCATGCCCGCGAACCACAGTCCGGGCGCGTCGGGGTGATTCTTAATGGCCGCCAGCACCTCCGTCCTGGAACTGTCCGCCGGACGGCACGCGATGGCGTCGGCGTCCTTGATCGCCTTGATGTCGTCGACCGTCCACGGCCCCGCGGGCTTGACGACGAGCCGCCTGAAGGCACCCAGTGCGGGGTTCGCCTTCGCCTTGGCCCGGGCGGCGTTCAAATTGGGGCCGGTAGCGATGACGACACTCTCGTGGGCCTTGGGGTCGCGGCCCAGCAGGTACCTCATCATCGCCTCGTCGTAGGCGAAGTACTGCGCGTTGTTGTCCGTCGACGTGTCCATGCACTCCAGCACGATCGGCTTACGCAGGGGGGTGGGCGGGGCGGCCGGGGCCGTGACTAGATTCAGCGCCTCGCCCAGGGTGGCGATCGTCCCGTTGACGTCCTCGACGGCCTTGAGCTGCGCAACCGTCGACTGGTTGATCTGCGGCCCCGCACCCCCGGCCTTGGGCACGATCTTATTCGGGGTGGACACGACGAACTTGTCCTCGGCGGTGTCCGCGCTGCGCCGCACCGGCAGGGCCAGGCTGAACGGGGCGGCGGGGGCCGAGGCCAGCACGGTCGACAGGGCGCTGGTAGACAGGGCCCCCCACTTCACACCCCACTTCGTCGCCCGCAGGTCCGCCACCGCCCCCGGAATCGCAGGCCGGGCGGGCGGAGGCGGCGGGGCCACGTAAGGCCCCACAATGGCGGGCCCCTTGGCGAGCACCCACTCCCGCAGGCTTGTGAGGCCCTCGACAACCCGCTCGGCCAGCTCGACACCGAAAGCCTCCCCGCCACCGGCGGCCGGGGTGAGGCTCTTCTCGTCGGCCGCCAACCACAGCGCCCGGGTCCCGGTGGCCCCCGGCTTGTTGAAGGAGCCGGTGCCGGTGAGCGCGACACTGACCTGCTCGACGGGCGCGTCGGGCGAGAACATCGCCGCGTAGGGGTTGTCGGGCGTCGGCAGGGACGGGGGCAGCGGCAGGGTCGGCGGGGCTGAGGGCGTCCAGGCCTCGACGCGCACCCTGTAGTTGACGCCCTCAAAGCAGATGACCTCCCCCCTCCTGAACGCCCGGTTGGGGGACGAGGCCGGGTTCCACTTCACAGCCGGGGACGCGGCCAGGCCCAGCCAGTCCACGAAGTGAACCCCGTTGCCGGGTCCTCCGGCCGCCTGGGCGCCCTCCCTGACGGCTTTGGCGTTCTGGTGAGAGGAGCCCGCGTACATGAGGTACTCGCTGGTCGGCTGGGGGCCGATGATCAGGATCGGCAGGGCGGGGGCACGGCCCCGCACCCGTTCGACAAGGGCCTTGACGGATTGCGCGATCTTGTCGGGGGTGGAGGGGGGCGAGGAGGCGGCGTCCTCGAAGGAGCCGACGACGACCAGGGCGGCGGGGTGGGCGTCGAGGACGGCGTCGACACGGGCGGGGGCGCTGAAGGTCTTGGTGTCGGAGCCGACGGCCCAACCCGCCCCGGGGACGGCGCTGACCGCGGGCGCCGCCTTGAGGAGGCGGGCGGCGATGTTCAGGGGCGAGGAGGAGGAGGAGGACGAGGAGGGGGCCAGGAAGCCGTCGGTGATGAAGCCGATAGTGGGGGCGGAGGAGGGGGGTGCGGTGGTGGGGCGGGGCACCAGGTTGCCCAGGGTCAGGGGGGCTGCCTCCAGGGCGGCGAGTCTGGCCGAGTGGTCGGCGATGGTCGCTCCGACGGAGGCGGGGGCGAACGCCTTGTCCGCGCCGGCCCTGGAGTAGATCTCGACACTGGTCATAGTGGGGGCTCCTGATGTTTGGGGGGCGGCTCAGGGGGCGGGGACGAGCACGACCAGGTGGTCGGCGCCCGGCGCCGTGTCGAGGCGCACGACATCGCCCTCTTCGAGGGGCGGGGGCAGGTCGGGTTGTTGGAGGGGGGTGATGGTCAGGCCGTCGGCGGGTTGGGGGTTGGGGGTTGGCGGGGGCTGAGGAGGGGGCGGGGCCGCACCGCCCTCGGCGAGCTGGAGGGCGACGGGGGCCTGGTTGTGCGGGGCCGGGGCCGTGAGGGCCGCCGTGTACGCCTTGGCGGGGGTGATGAGCGTCGCGGTGACGACGTCGCCCTCGTGGACGGGGATGTCGACATGGGGTTGGAGGGAGGAGAGGGGCGGGGTGCGGAAATCGGATGCCGCGCTGGTGGCGGTCGACACCCCCTCCTTCTCGTGGCCGTTGCCGGGGGCGGGGAAGAGG